CATAGTGAGGAGTATTTGTTCAAGGGTATCAATCAACTTTTTGGAGGACGAACCATCTTTAAAGGTCTCAATTCTGATGAGGCCGGACAGGAGTTCCAGAACATGTGGGAAAGCTTTTCAGAGCCTGTTGGCATAGGAATGGATGCCAGCAGATTTGACCAGCATATATCTAGAGATGCACTGGAATTCGAGCACAGAATCTGGCCTACTATGTTTCCCCAATCACAACGAAAGGGGTTGCAACGGTTGTTGAAGTGGCAAATTAACAATCGCGGTTTGGCTAGGTGCCCTGATGGTGAGATCCGCTATGAAGTGGAAGGATGCAGAATGTCAGGTGATATGAACACATCAAGTGGAAATTGCTATATTATGTGTGCTACCGTTTATAATTGGTGCTCAAAATTGGGCATTCAACATTTTAGGTTGGCAAACAATGGTGATGACTGCATGTTGGTTGTGGAACGTAAATTTGAGAGTTTGGTCCGGACCGGGTTAATCGAGTATTATAAGGAGTTGGGATTCACCATGAAAGTGGAACCTTCTGTTTATGAGCTTGAGAGACTCGAGTTTTGTCAAACTAGGCCTGTGCTGGTTGGAGATTCTTATCGAATGATCCGAAATCTACACCAGTCCATGTCTAAAGATTTGCACTCTATCAACGATCTGGCTTCTGAGAAACACATGAGAGCTTGGGTTAGTGCAGTGGGTAGTGGTGGGCGTAGTATGAATGATGGGGTTCCAGTGTTGTCTAAGTTCTTTCAGCAATTCCCTCTTGCCAAGCAAGAGAAATTGTCGTCTGACTTATCTGAAAGTCTGCGCGAGCAGTGGAAATATAAATTTTCACGTAGTGCAGCCTTCACTGGTGCCACACCAACCAGCTATTCTCGTTACTCTTTCTGGCTAGCTTTTGGGCTTCTCCCTGATGAACAAGTTGCCCTGGAGGAGAATTTCCGTCCCTTAAAGATGGAAAGGATCAGTACTGATATTCAAGAGGAAGTTAGCCTCTTACAGTATTCTGGGGCATGATACCTACCACATCACCTCTATCTTACAGTTTTCTGTCTTTTATTTTATCATGGAAAACACAAATGAAAATCCAGAAGCTCAACGTCGTGGGCGATCGAAGGAAAGAAGGTCGGAGGGCACATCCTATGTGGATGTTGCCAGAACTGCTGTGTTCAAAGAGAGTGACGTCAA